CAGATAAGATGTATAATAAATCTGCACCAAGTCTTAAAAATCGTTGGGAATTAAAAGTAGCTTAAAGGGAGGGTGCAATCATACAGCCACCCCCCTTAAACCTTAACCTCGTTGAGATATGAGGTTTTTTATTTCCCAGAATTGATGTTTTCTTGAAGAATTTTTAAAAACCAAGAGTTGTCCTTGATGACACCCATCAATCCATTTGTAATTGAGTTCACGACAATTTCCTCATCCGAGTCTTTGGCGAGGACATTGCCTTCCTGCGTCAGGCTCATTTCATAAGCTACTGCGTGTAGGATTTCGTGTAAAAGTGTATTGGCGTAATCGGCATCATTCAAGTCCTTCTGTATCTCGATCCTGTTTGACCTGTGTTGATACTCGCCATAGCTGTCCGTCTGCTTGGCAAAGTCTGACTTGACAAATTCAATGTCAATTTCCTTGTATCCAATTTTAATTTTTGGCGGACATTTTCTCATTTTTCTTTTTCTTCTTCTTTTTTTTCTTCTTGGATTTATCTTTATCCTTTTTTAGTTGGGCATATCCTGCTTTAGTATAAGCATAGTGCTTACCTTTAAATACTGGCATTATGCGCCAGGTATTATAATTATTTTAAGAACCACTAAAACTACAAAAACTACGATACACGCTTTCAGCCAGTCACGCAGTTTCCAGTCACTCCATTCTTTCAAATGACTCCATAGGTCTTTAATAAGATTCATATTTCCTCCTATTTACTTTTGTTAGCTAATTTCTCCACAGTTCTCAAACCGGATAGTCCGAGCATTGCGAGAGTTAATTCCATCATGACATCAAGTGGCAGTTCAGGTTTAACTGCTGTGGGTAGTAGCCATGATGCAACTGGATCAACTATAAAAGCATAGGCAAATCCAACTCCACATACCCACATTAGAAATGGTCTAGCACCTGCAACAAACATAGACCTGTGACCTGCCTGAACTTTGTTTATTTCTGCCTGAATCATGGCAGGTTTTTGTGCAAGTCTTTGCTTGACTATTTCTAAATTGAGTTTTTCTTCCTTTGATGTGAATAAAGAATCCAAAACTGATCCAACAGCTTCAACCGGCTCTTTTATACCACCACCCAAACCTAATAATTGTTTTAGCATATATATCCTACTTGTTGAAAATAAATAACCAGATTGGCAAATTCAATCGCCACCAGCATTGCGAATAATAATAAAAAAATTAGCTTGAACATTGTTTCATAATCTCCGATAATTCCCTTGCCCTGTTGGGAACTTGAGATGCCCATCTACTGTCCAACATTTCCGTTGATGCTGTTTTATAATCTTGTACTTCCAAAGCAGCTAACATTTTTTGAAACTTTGACACTCGTGGACTTCCCATGTTAAAGCACATATTAACCAAGACACCGAATGCGTCTGGATGAATGCTCTCTTGTTCAATTAATTTTTTTGCGTCATTAAGGGATATGTTGAAATCGTATTCAAATGTCCTGTTTATGACTTTTCTTGGATAAATTTTATTGTCATCCCATTTTTCGTGATCCAAACACAGGTGTCCATAGCCAATGGTTCTGTTGCCTAAATGGTCTTTGTAAACCTGGTTTCTTACTCCTTCATGGGATTTAATGGAATCCTTCAGTGCTTCAATGTCCATTTTTCCTGTAACTCCCTTTTTGCTTTTTCCAGATACACGGCTTGGTCTAAACACTCCTCGATGGCGTTATCGATTGCTGCGATAGCACCCATTTGAGTCGTAACCATTGTGTTCTTGTATTTGTTAATTCCTGCTTCGGAACGAGAAGCCATTTTATCCATTAAGTGTTGAACCAAAGGATCTTGTGTTGTCATATTGCGCCAGTCCATTCTCCTCTGTCATTGAGAGGCATTGCATAAATAACTGGCTGTGAATTTATTATTGCACCTATACTAATTATCGGTCGTTTAATAAAGTTTTTTTGGTACTTAAATGCTTCGTGCTTGGGATTAATGGAACTACCTACACACATAGCAAAGTTTAAAGCCAAAGGACTGCTTATAAGGGTAAGTTGGCTTAAAGTGTGTTGATGTCCTACCACCAAACTCATTCCCAATTCCTTAGAACTAGCAACAACATTATTTTTAAAATGATGCGTGAAAAAAACTTTAATTCTGTTTGGCAGATCCACAACAAGTTTATCCTGCCAAGTCCATTTCCATTTCTTGTCTATTTCTAAAATGTCATTGATGTTGCGTAGAAAAGAGTTCGGAATTAAAGACTTTTCGGCAAGTCGTTGAATCCTGATGTCGTGATTTCCGTTGATAATAGGCATCGGAACTGGAAATATTTTTCGTAATTTTTTAATGCACTTAATGGCATCCTTAATTTCATATTTAATGTTTGGCAGCTCTGCGCTATGTAAGTGCTGTGATATTGCGTGGAAGTCCGCTAAGTCTCCAATGTGCAAAACCATTGTAGGATTTATCTTGTCCTTGATTTTTTTTATCCATTCAAAATAACCCGGTATTTGATATGGAAAATGCGTATCGCTTAAAATAAGTATTGATTTTGTATTCATACAATCCCTTTTAAAGAATGTATATAGATTGCTCCTAATTTGACTTTTAACCTGCCATGACAGAATAGACTGCCTTTAACAATAATCCCAGTATCATAAAACTAATTGTCCAGACGATCTTGAAGATCGTATCAATTTTTGCGCTAATGTGAAAAACATGGTTGTCGAGTTTTTGATTGATGAGTTTTAATTCTCCGCTAATGCGAATAATGTCTTTCTCATTCTCGGTTATTTTTTCTTCAGCCATGCCTCAAGCTCCTATTCCTTTGGTTTCTATTAGAGGGAATGCGTCAAAGGGAACGCAAAATGCCTCTGTTATAATCTTATCCTTGTATTGTTGATCCTTGCCGTGATATGCTGTCATGTATCCATCCCTTGCAATTATGCATTCCGCCTCTGACTTATATAAAATACCATTATACTTTATGGTGGTTTGGTTGGGAGATGACATAAGCATCAACAATAAAAAAACTGTTTTCATTTCTAATCACCATAACTATAAGATCCACCTTTAGTTTCACTTTGTTGCATCATGTCAGTCGAGCTATTCAATAAATTGAACAACTGTTTGTGCTGATCCATTATCTCCTTATCTTTGTTTTTTCCCTGCCTTAAATCCTTCTTGATTTGCTTTACATCCTGCATGAGATTTTCCAGATCCAGTTTCATCTTGACTTGGTTTTCAATTACCGACTTTGCTGATTCTTCTTCGTAAAATTTGTATAATTGATCTATCTTTGAATTTTGAGAACTTAAAAACCAAATAAAAGCACTGGCTTGAATAAATAATGTTATTATTATTCCTAAATTAATTTTATTCATTGTTGAATCGCCATAATAATTAAGCCACCAACAATACTAACTGTGTACATCATAATAATTATTTCCATTAATTTTCTTTCCAAAGAAATTCCTGTTTGATTTGTAGTCCTAGTGATTGTTTTTCTTGGTCTTTATCACTATCGCCTTTATCAATGTCGGTCATGGAAGTATTGGTGGAGATCGTTGTCTTGTGTGGTTTCATACTCATTCCATTATAAATTCCACAGCTATACATGGATAAAGCTGATACTATCGCCATACTAAACATTATTTGTTTTCCCATTTTTCTTTTGCTCTTAAAGTCCATTCCTTTAATGCTTGTTTCGATACTTCCTTATCAACTAATATTGCTCCTTCAGGCAATTCAGAATGAAGTGTAATGACAACACCATCTTTCATTTCTACCAATGCCTCTCCGCAAAAGGCATCTTTCTTAAATTCTTCATCTCTTGCGAGTAATCTTTTTTCCTTTAGACATTCTGACACAGAGGACATGGGAACATATTGCGTCAATCTATCTTGTTGGTCGTTCATATTGCCGAATATAAACATTACTATGATGCTAATTACTTCCATTGTTTCGTACCTTGTCTTTTAGAAGCTCAACATCGTTTTGAAGTTTTGAAACTTGGTCTTTTAAAAAATCAATATTAATTTTGTTGTGCATCATTGATTCTAATTCTGTTGTTATTTTTTCAAGAGATTTCGCATTATGCTCGATCAACATATATATCTCTAAATTCTTGGGTGTTTGCTCTGCCTTTTTTAAAAGGTCGGCAGACATTAATTCGTCTTTTGTTTCAAGGCTGGTTAGCCTGGAAGTGATCTGTGCAAAGGCGGTTACGAATGAGGCTACCAAAATAATTATGCCGATCATGTTTTTAATCGGCATACTTACAGAAGTCTTGTCGCTGATGTCTATTGCCATATCATTACCATTAAAAAAATTAAAATTGAAAGTATACCTATGGCTATGATAGACTTATCAAACCAGTCGAACATTTAGAGTTTATTCTGCTGAAGTTTCGCAGTTTGGATGTGTGCAATCTTCTTTCAGTTTGTTACAAGGACATTTATCACTCATTATTTAGGATACTTCGCTTTCACTTCTGCTCGTTTAGCTTCAATGGCTGCCTTGTCATCCGTGTCATATAAAGCGACAACCAGTTCTTTTATAGAAGGATATTCTTTTTTTCTATTTGCGTAGACTTGATTTAATGCTATCTGATCATTTGCTTTATCTTCAAGAGCATTAAGCTGTTCATCTGTTGGCTGTGCCAATCCTTCGATATTCCATTCCTTGATGTAGACAACTCCATCTCCGTCATCAGCAAGTATAACATCTTTTAGAAAATCTACTTCTCTGTCTAAATATAAT